CCAGATAAATCTGATGCAACAGTTCCAATTGTGTTAGATCCACCAAGATCATTAGCAATAGCTGTAATATTTGCATTAGCTCCAGCAACAGTAGAAATATTATTAGTTGGAGATATTTGACCAGCAACTAAAGTTATATTAGCAATATTTGTAGCATTACCAACTGTATTTACATCTGTAATATTATTAGCAACTGTATCAATTTCAGAAACAGCTTCATTTAAATCATCGGCTACAGTTTCTACTTCTGATATAGCTTCATTAAGATCGTTAGCTACTGTTATTACATCAGCAATATTTGTTGCTACCGTATTTACTGAAGCAATATTTGTAGCAACAGTACCAATATCTGTTACATCATTTGCAACTGTTGTAACATTAGCAGCTATACCACTAACTGTAGTTACATCATTAGCTATTCCTGCAATTGTAGTAATATCAGTTATGTCTTGAGCAAACTCTAATCCTGTACCTGCACTATTAACAGATAAAACTTTATTAGCAGATAAGTTTGGAAATGTAATATTAAATGTATTTGAAGTAGTAGCAGCAGCTTTTGGAGAGAATTTTAAATCTCTTTCTAATTGCTGAGCCATAGCAATAATTTTATCTAATTCAGTATTAAGTGAGTTGATTTGAAAAGCTCCAGATGTTGGAAAGTCTGTAGTTCTTTCAATAGCTAAATCTCTATAAATTGTAATAATATCATTTAATGTTGCACCAGATCCACCCAGTGTAATAGATCCACCACCAGTTTGTCCTGCTCCAGATACCGAATATTCTGATGCTGTACTTGGTGATGCAGCAAAAGTTAATTGTGTTGTACCATTAAATACTTTTAAATCTGCATTAGCAAAAAATTCAAATGGAACAGTAAAGCTAGTCTGTCCAGCTGTTGCAGTATATTGAACTCGAGGTTCTGTATCAGATATAATTATAGCCATTAACGAAGTCCTTTTTCTATGTCATCAAATAACCAATCCAAATACCATACATTTTGAAATGGTATTAATCTACGCACATTACGTGCTGTGTAGTGATTATATTTGTTTGCACCTACATCATACATAATATCAAACACATTATAAATTTGACTAGCAGATGGGCCCAATAATCCTACTTTAGATTTCATTGATGAACCATAAGGTTTACCTTCTCCAACCATAGGAGCTATACCAATTCTATTATCTGTAAGAGCTTCAATAGATCTATTTATATCAGTGTAAATACCACCTAATCCAGATCTATCAAAAGCATTTAATAATTTTTGTGTTAAAGATAATTTTGAATAATCTTTATCAAATCTAAACTCATGGTAAATTGCATCAATCATCATACCAGAACCCATTAATAAAAATGATCCAAATAAAAAATCCATATCTTTTTCTTGCATACCTCTCATCAACATTCTTTGTTGAGCTGCCATAGCAAATTTTTTAAACTGAGCAATAGTAGATCCTAATTCATATGACATCCATAATGGAGTATCACCTTTGCCTGGAGTTACAATTGTAATATTAATATCTTTATTAAGAGCTGCACCAAAAGCTTGTTTAGCTGCATCATCTGTCCAATCAGCTGTATTAGCCATAAAATTATAATTTAATTTTGTACCATGTTCTTCAAATTGATTTGCAATTCTTTTAGCCATTTGCTGATCAATTCCGGAAGATGCTAATGCAGTTTTCCATTTATTACCTAATGCTTCACCTTTAGACCATTTAATAGAATCTTCTAATATTCTTGATCCAATAGTAACTGATGCTGCGCTTTTCATAAATTCTGTCCACCTTGACATCATATTAACATACATAAAGTTAAACATAGAAGCTTTACCTAAACCACTTTCAACTTTAGATCCCATACCAAACATATCTCCAATATCAGAAAATAACATAGCTCTTTGACCAGTTACCATATCAACTGCTTCTGCAAATGATTGAGCTTCTTTTTTACCTAATTTAAAAATACCCAATCCATTTTTTCCAGATAACATATCAGCATACATTTCAAATTGTGTTTTAAATCCTCTTTGAATACCAGAAGTCATTACAGTTCTAGCAACATCAGATACTGCTGCCATAAATCCTGTAAGCATTGTAAGTGCATTATAATGTTTCATTCCTCTCATTGCTCTTGATGTCCAATGATGAGGATCAGCAGGTAATCCAAAAGTACCTCTAACTAATTCTACTGAAGCTTCTAAGTCTTCTAATACTTGATTTCTTTCTTTAACAAGTTTTAATTTTTCTTGTTTATTTTTAGCTAAATTAATTCTTTGATTGTATTCACTAGCTACTTGATAAATTCCAGGACTTGTCATTGATTCAGCTTCAGAAATATATTTAATACCTAAAGCATTAGGATCACCATATTTTTTAGTAAATAATATATCTGGAGATATTTGTCTGTAATAAGATTTCATTAATGAAAAAATATCACCAACAATAAAATTGTTATCTATTAATTTAGCTTGTGTTTCTGGTAATAAATTTAACTCTCTAGCTCTAGTAGATCTAGCATATCTAGGTCTATTAAATGCAAATCTTTCATAAATTAAATCATCAACATTATCTGTATATTTAGTTTTTTCAAATCTAATAAAAGGAAAATGATTTGATAGATCTTCTACTAATTGATTTAATTTTTTATTATTAATTACTAAACCACGTTTAATAAAATCTTCTTTAATAATTTCTTTAAATAAATTTTTATTTTGTTCTATTGCAGGTTTATTGTAAATAATATTAATATAATCATCTACTAACTTTTCAGCTCTAATTAATCTTTCTTTTAATTTTTTAATTTTATTTGTAATTTCTGTTGCTGTGTATTGAGAAGTTTGACCATCTATTTTAGATTTAAAACTAATAGTTCCTTCTTTTTTTTTCTTTAATGTATCTAATGCAGATTCCCAAAATTTAAGTTCTTGTTCAATTGGAATTTTACGAATACCAAGTTCTTGTACTTCTTTACCAAGTGGGCCATAAACTTTTTCTTGTGTAATTCTAGCAGCAGCTGCTACTTCTGGTACATCATGTTGCATTTTATTTAATCTTGCTTTAGTAACTTCATTACCAAATTGAGTAATAGACATAAATTCATTATTAAATCTATTTGATAAATTAATACCTAATTCTGTAGTAGGTTCTTTACCTTGTACTCTTTTAATATAAACAAGATATTGTTCTTTAATACCTTTCATTGCTTCTATATTACCAACTTCCATCATTCTTAATTTAGTTTCAATAGAAGCGTCTGTTGCTTGAAATCCATACTTTTCAGTATTTTTTAATTTAAGTAATGGAGTATCTAAAATATCTGCAATCATTTTTCTTGCATTTAATGATTTAGATTTAACTAATCTAAATACAGGTGTCCAAGGCCCATCTTCTCCAAAGATATTTAAATTAGTTTTAATAAATTGTTCTCCTTCAAATTCTTGTCTAGGTGTAGTTTTAATACTTTCTTCATTAGCTGCAGCACTTAATGATCCAGTTTTTGGATTTTCATTAGGATCAATAAATTTACCATCTTCATATAATTTATTTGTAACAGTTTCTGATTTAGGTGCATTATAAGCTCTATCACCTTTAATAATTTTTTGTTGTACATTTGCAGGTATTTCACCTTTAGCCATTTTATTAATTACATATGGAAAACCATAACCACCTGCTGCAACCCAAGGAACATATTCATCTGGTCTTACAGGATCTAAAGCTTGTTTAGTTAATTCTTCAGCAGTAAAAGCACTACCAAATATTTTTGCTGATTGACCAAATTTACTAAATAATAATAATGTAGATGGATCTAAAAATGCTCCAGTTATTTTACCAATATGATACCAAGGACTAGCATAATTATTTTCTGATTGTTTTTTTAATTTATCTATAATAGCGCTTGTTTCAGCTTGACTTTTACTAAACATAAAATGATCATAAAAATCTTGATAAGCATTTAATTGAGGATCTTCTTTAGGATTATATCCTTCTTCTTCTGGAAAATCTTGGTTATTAACCATATAATTAAATGCAATTGTAGGTAAATTTTCTTCAGCAAAACCAGATGTAAAATCTGTAATAGGATTAAATTCTACTGGAGTATCTTTTTCTTTTGCTAATGCTGCTGCATCAGATGGTGTAAAAGCATATGCTGTCATTATTTAATTTTTCCTAAAGTACCACCGTATGAATTAATACCTTTTTTATATCCTTCCATAATCATACCATCTAAAAATATTTGATTATTAGGTGGATAGAATTGATTAAAGGCATCAGATCCCATTTCATGTTCAATCATAAATTTAATTAATTTAAACATTTGATTAGTATCAAAAAAATTAATTGTAGTATCTTTAGTAAAATTAGTTTTTTGTTCTAACGCTTCTAAATAAATATCAGAATCAACAGCATATGCTCTTAACATTTCTTCTATTGTAGGTGTGTCATCATATCTTTTAGTTGTGTCAGTTGGTGATAAAGATGAATTATTTATCATTACTCTAACTCCAGCTCTAATAGAATCTACAGGACTAGCAAATATAGCTGCTTGATTACCAGTATCAATATCTGTTATTTGTCCATCCCATGTACTTTCAACTTTTTTAACTGCCATATAGTTATTAGTTCTAAATGTTAATGGCAAAGATGTATTATTATAATTATTGTAAGCATGATTTCTAAACTTTAATTGTACATTTTGTAATGTATAAGAAGTTTTATGTGGAGGAAAAGCTGATTCAATAATTTTATCTTTTTCTTCTATTCTAGAATTAGCTTTTATTTGAGCATCATAAGATAATATATTATTAATTTCATTATTTATTTTAGCTCCTTCATCATAATAATCTTTTAAATCTACATCTATACCTAATGTTTTAAATATAAATGCAAATGGTTTTACTTCAGATGGTACATCATCTAATAAAGGAACATCTGGATAAAATTTGTAATCACTTGCTTCTATACCAACATTAATTGTACCAGCAATAACATTTCTAATAAATCCATCTACTTTACTATCACTATCAAATAGATGACCAAATTTTTCCATAAATTGACTATATTTTTTTTCAGCTAAACTATTAATTAACTGAGATCTATTTGCAGGTAATTTATCAGATACCATTTTATTTTTACCTAATCCTGTAGGATCAAAATAATTATCACCTTGTGTTAAATTAATTTGTGTACCATTATGATTTATTTTTACATGATAATTAGGTTTACCATTAGCATTCATAGTACCAGTAGGTTCAATAATAGTATTTTTAAAATTATTATCGATTTCAGTTTTAATTATATCACTAATATTATTAGGTACAGTTCCTTTACCACCTACTATAGAAACAGATCCAAATCTTTCTTCTTGTTGTGATTTGCTTAATGTATTTTTTAAATAATTACCTTGTGCAATAAGTGCATTTTCAAAACCTTGACCAGTAAAACCTACTGAATCTTCATATGCGTTTTTAATAATTTTTACTTCTCCATTACCAGTAAATTTAGTAGCTCCATATCCTTCTTGATTCATTCTATTTAAAGCAGAAATTGAAGCTTTATAAAAAATTCTTTTTCCATCATCAGTATTAATATCAAAATTTTCACTACCATTCATATGTACTAATTCATTAATAGTATGTTCCATCCATTTACTTTTAACAGATGGTGTTAATAATGTAGATGTTTTAAATGGTAAAAATGTAGTTCCTTCTGGAATAAAAATATCAGTGTATTTATTTTTTTCTGATAAAAATATTTTTTTTAACCAAAATGTATCAGTATTAATATCTAAATTTCTTAATGCCCAACTCATTGTTTCTGTAGTTTGTTCTACATTTTCAGATAAATATTTTTGAATTTTATTTCTATTTTCTTCATATTTATCTCTATCTTTAGATATAAAATTTAATCTATCAGCAGCAGCATTTTGATCTTGCATAGACATAATGCCTAATGAATTAGCTCTTTCATAAATATAACTATTTTGAATAGATAAATATGGAAACATATCTTTAGATTTTATAAAATTATATAAAGATAAATTTTCTTTAAATTGATCCATAACTCCTGGAGTTCTAAAATCTACATTAACAGCATTGTTTAATTTAGTAACTACAGCACTTGGAATAATATTTTGATTTTTAAATACTTCCATAGCATTATAAAAACCTTGATTATTTATATTAACAGTATTAATATCATCTATACCATATCTTCTTAAGATAGCTGTTTTAACTAATTCTTTTTGTTCTTCATTTTCATATTGATCATAAATTTTTCCATTTAAAATTTCACTTACTATATTTTGTGCTTTAATATTTTTATCAACAATTTCTACTGCTTTAGGAAATTGTGTTTCTGGTATACCAGGCATATTATTAATTACATAATCATTAGCATTACCTTGACCATCTTTAAAATTATTTACATCAAGTAATGATCCATAATTTTGTAATCCATCTAAATCATATTTAGTTTTAGAATCTTTTAATGCACCAACATTTTTACCATTATAATCATCATAAAGATTCTTAATTTTTTTAACTATTTCTCCTCTAGTAAATGGATCTCTAATAGATTCAGCATATTTTTGAAATATTGGATTATTAACATCATCTGGAGTTACAGGTAAATTATCATCTCCCATAGCATAATTTGTAAAGTAATTCATTCCATCTACTTTTCCTACTTTTTTCATTATGTTAAATACTCTTAAAGCTTCAATATCTATAATATCTGAGTTTAAATCTTTTTGAAGTTGAGTACCTTTGTATCTCATAGTATTAACTAAAGTTTCTTCTGCTGTACCATAGTTATGATTTAAGTTTTTAAATGCTACATTACCAATATGACTATTAATATCTAAAATACTTAAATTAGGATTTAATGTAATTGTATCTAAATTAAAACCTGTATCTATTTTAAATTCATCTTTTGTTATTGCCCAACCTGTTAAAGCATCTTCTGTTTTTTTAGCTTCATAATTAGTTGTTGCATAATTCATATTAGCTAAATTCTTTTGAGCTAATAAGTTTTCAGCAACACCTTTAAATGCACTAGGTGTATTTGATAAAACAGTTTTTGAATAATTATCAATAGCATTTCTCATGCCATCTGGATCAAATTTAAATTTATCTTTTAATTGTAAATAATGATCTCTAGATTGTTGATTAAAATTAAATTGCCAATCTGCTTTTGCATCTGCTTCTGCTGTTTTTTGAAATGTACTAATAACATCTGCAATTGGTGCAGCTAATTCTGCTCCTATTGTTGTAGTTGGAAATTTAGGTATTCCAATATTATCAGCTACCGAAGCTTTTAAACTAACTGTTTTTTTACCTTCTTTTAATGCCATTAATTACTCCCACTATATGCTGTTGGATTATCTAAATATTGTACGTATGAACCTGCTCCATCATATTGACCTTTTGGTGCTTTCATAGATTTAGCATAAGCTCCTGTTTTTAATGCTGCAGCTCCAATTTTTGCATAAGCTCCATACTCTTGAGCTTTGCCCATAACTTTAGTTGAATAAATTTGACTTTGTAATTTTTGTTCAGCTCTACCAACATTAATTTTTATATTTGTAATATCTTTAGCAGCTATTCTATCTATTTCACTTTGAACAGCTAAAAAACTTCTACTGTCATCAGAATAACCAGAACCTGCTGCAATAGCTAAGTTTTGTTTTCTTTTTCTTTGAGCTTCTTCCATTACATCATTAGCATCTTGTAAACCTTTTAATTGGTTATACTTTCTTTCATTTTCATATTCTCTAATGATAGCTTTATTAGTTGCTTTCTGTGCTTGTACTTGTTGATATACACCAACAGCTTGTACAGCAGTACTTGCAATAGCTAAAGTAACAGGATCAGCACTCATGCAAAAACTACCTCCACAGACATTCCTAATATTTTAATTGGTAATGGATCATCTTGAGATAATGTAACAGTTGGACTTTTATCATATCCCAAAAAGAAAAATTCTTTTTTTTCAGTAACAGGTGTGAGGTCA